GTCTCGAACTCGTCCATGTCTTGATGTAGTCATCCCATAAGCCGTATTTTTCAGCTTTAGCCGGAATGCTTATTACAGAACGCAAATATTTGGCTGTTTTCTTGCCGGTTTTGTCAACTGCTTTTTCTGCTGCCGCTTCAACCTCTGCTTCATAGTCATTCAAGATGCCCATAAGCTCTGTTGAAAAGTCGGCTATTTTAGTTGTTCGCGCCATTAACAACACCTGCCCTTTTACCCAAGTACAACTCGACTCTGCCATCGGAACGGAAATAATAGCGATACACGCTATATCTTTTGCCCTTGACCTCGACAATCATTTCATCGTTGTACTCAAAAGCCCACAATGTAGCCTCCCAAGCCGCAATAAGTCCGTTTTGTGCCGCGCGCTCATTTTCGTTGGCAGACACAGAAGCAACATATCCTTTGACCGCTTTGGTCGTTTCCGACTCTATGCTCTGTCCGTAGGCATCTGTGGTATAGGTTTTGGATATCAATGTGATTGTGCACGGCATACAAACTGCGCTTGTATATTTTCCCATGTATGTAGCCATATCAATCCTCCTTTACCAATTTGTATACCCTGTTGCCATGCCAAATTGAGCCTTCTGCTCGTCATAAGACTTTTTGTATTGATTTGACCTTTCCATTGAACCGTGCATGAGCTCGAATTGCCTGCCACAGTATGTGACAACAGCGGCGATGACAAGATCATCCGTACTGTCCGCAGTAACGGTCGTGCCTTCTACCCCTGCAATGTTTAGGTCTGCTATTGCGGCTCGAATCCAAGTAGTGAGCTCTGTATCATAGATGTCCTCTGATATATTCAGAGCCGATTTAACTATCTCTAGCATGATTCACCTCGTCATATCTGTTCTGTTCCGCAAAAACGGAGACAAGCTAAACGCTTGCCCCCATCTGCTAGTTAAACTCATGTTGCCTGTGCAATGATCTGCATGCCGTGATATGCGCAAAGGTCTGCGCCTGCGGTCTGGAGTCCGCGAACGGCGATAAGGTTTGCAGCGAAATAGTTGCCGCCTTCATCGGTTGAAATCTCATAACCATCCCACATAGGCATTTCGATTGTCATAGGCTGACCGAAAAGCTGTGTGCCGGTTGTAAGAGAATCATTGACTCTGAACTTAACAGCTGTTCCGCCATCACGGATGATGCCTGAAAGCGTAGTGCCTGCATCAAATGCGATATCGTAAACGGGCTTCTTCTCGTTTGTTCCGCGAACTGCTCCGAGTGTTGCAAGATCTGCCTGTGTAAGGTAGAGCACAACTTCGCCCTTGCCCTTGATTGCTCTGAAACCAAGAACGAGCTTTCTGATGTACTTGTCATCAAGCGCAACACCCGTCTTGGATTCTGCAAGCGTAGATGCAAGAACAGCGGCAACGATCTTTGCACTTGCCTTTGCGCGGAGTGCGATAACAGCTGCTTCTTCAACAGCATCAAGATAGTTGACAGCGGTCATCTTCTTAACCTGATTTGATACTGTGTCGAGTACACCCCATTCGGAAGGGTTGATCGTAACAGTATTGAATGTTGATGCTGTGCCGCCGATTGCGGAACCGTCTGTAACATCTGCTGCTACTGCATCGCTTGCCTTGTAAGCAACTGTGTAAGCACCGTTGCCTGTAAGCGGAACTGCTTTTACATCATCAACGATATCATCTGCGATATCTGCAAGGCCGTTAATGCCGTCTACCTTGGTAGGCTTTGCGATTGTCCCGGTTGAAAGGACACTTTTGATCTCTGTCTTTCCTGTCTCAACAAAAGACTGTGCTCTCTTTTCCATCTCTGTCATGGTATTCTTCTCCTCTACTTTTTCTATGACTTTGCCCTTGCCCTCTGCAACGGCCTTGCGAAGCTCAACTTTCTGTGCTTCAACTTTTGCTCTCTCTTCGAGCTCTGCCTTGATTCCTCTGACTTCTTCTTCGAGTGCGCCAAGGTCTGCGCCATCAACCTCGATCTCGCTCTTAATCTCTGTCATACGAGCTTCGAGCTGTTCTGCTGACATTTCCTTAAAATTCATGTCATACCTCCATAAGTAATCTTATTTTTGCTTTGTGCGCTTCAATCGCTCTCTGCTCGGCTTTTGCATTCTCCAATGATGCCTTTGCATTCTCCAATGCTTCGGCAAGGCCTCTTGCGTTGATTGATGTCGCATCGTATGCCGGGAATGTAACCGCTGATACCTCAAACACTTTCGATATGGCCGTTATCGTGCGCTTGGGATGGTCGCTAGTTATATCTTCCCATTTATCTCCATCAACTGTGAACATAAAGGACATACCCGTTATGTCTCCCCTGCTCACCGCTGAATACAGAGCTTTTGCCTCCGAGTTATTCTCTGTATCAAGATCAACCCGGATGTTCATGCCAAACTCGTCAACACTCATCTGCATTGTCGAATTTTCGTTATTGTTCCTACTTCTTGCAAGCGGAATCATGTCGGTATTGTGATTCACTAAAAAACGAACATCTCGCAAGTCTGTGGAGTCAAGTGCTCCCGATGCAATTTGCTCGTCATACCAACCTAAATTAGTCCATGAATTGTAAACGATTGGCTTGCCGGACAAGAAGTGTCCGTGCTCTTCGTTCTCTTCGGCTCTCACCTCAAAAGTGAACGCCCTAATTTCCTTCTTCTTTTCCATCTTTTTCCTCCTGATCGTCCGTTTCGTCCTTCTCATCCTGCTCGTCATTATCGCCTTGAACATCGAGTTTTTCCGAAACTTCGTAATACTCACCACGAATAATACGCTTGTCGCCATCTTCAACAGGCGGCAAATCCCAAATCTCACGCGCATCATTTATGCTTATGATTCCACGGTCGATTAACTGACTTGCAACACGCAATTTATCTGCGTTCGTCATAAACTGCATTCTGTTAGCAGTAAATGTAATCTCGTTGCCTGCGCTCTGTTCCCGGAATGTGAATAGCATCCTTGTCATAACTGACGAAAGCTGAACCGCAAACGGAGATATCGCGCCTTCATAAAACGCGCTCCATGAGTCGCCGTATGCCTTGCTTTGCAAAACATCGTCATTAACCATGAAATACTGATAGACATTCTTCTCAATCAATGCCAATTCATCGGCGTTAATCATAAACGGCGTATTCTTGACCTGATTAATGTTCGAGTAAGTGTTAGGAAACAGAAGTAAACCGCCGCCGGATGCGTCCTTTGAGAAGTTTTCTTCTGTAAACCTCTGTCTTTCTTTTGCAAGGTCATCGGCTTTCGTGAAGTTATTAACCTGCGCATAGAACCGATATGTAGCGGCATTCTTCGCGCCTTCCTGAATAGATTGATTGTTCATGTGTATCAATTCCATTGTCGGAAGTAATGAAGCGTTGCTCTCACCGAAAAAGTCATTTTTGTACTGAAACTTGGTAAGCACTCCACAATAAGCCATCTCGATTGCGGCTTTTTCGCCATAGGAAAATTCATAGCGCAGATAAGGCGCGTCACCAAACTGCACAACCTCACATTTTGCAGGTAACGGCGTGAATATTCCGCTGATTTCGCCGTACTTGTCATAGATCGGAACAATGAAAGCCGTGTTATGAATGTCAAGAATCGTGCTCAATCGATATAAGAACTGACTCCATGTTTGATACTGATTCGGGCCTTTTAGCAATTTGTTCTGCAATGCAGGCTTCGCACTTCCCTTGACATTGAATCGTAACTGCGATATCTGTGTCGCTCTTGCATTGATCGCGCTTCTGACAAGCTCACTTTCATAGATTTCACCGCGCCATGTAGTGAATGACGGAGTGTAACCGCTTATTGGTCGGAACTCTCCTTTATATTCGCCCTTTGGCTTGGGTCTGTGCTTCAAGAAAAGGTCAAATATTCCCATCTCTTTTACTCCTCGTTGACAAGCCGGTCTCCTAGATCGGCCCAATGTTTTTGTCGGACGGTCATTGCGTCTGCTAATGCCGCCATACCATCTATATGCTCGGTCGGCGCAATCTTGACGAGTTTCCCTCTGTTAATGTCAACTTCCATCTTGATTGCCGAATTTAACATATGCACTTTGAGAAGGTCATTGTCACCGCAATGGATGCGCCCGTCCTTCATAAGACCTTCAATCTCCATCAATACCGGGTACAGGTTGTGTCCCTGCCACACATCATCCGTGTGAAATCCATATTGATTGAGCTCTTTAACTAGGTACTGCGAAGAGTACCTATCGTAACCTGTCATAAGCGGATATATTTGATACTGTTCGATTAGGCTACACATCCATCTGTAGCAATCCTCATAATCCACAAAGTTATCGCCGGAAGGCACCAAAAGCCCTCTGTCTATATATGCTTTGTAAGGAAGCCCGTCTCGTTCTGTCGCCTCTTGAATCTTCGCTCCGGGCAGAAAGAACTTTGCGAACACGAACAAATCTTCGTTCTTCTGTATAACCAAAACTGCCGCAGTTAAGTCCGTTGTTTGCGACAAGTCGATGCCGCAGACCGCATAACTGCCACAGAAATCCTCGATTTTAAGAGGTTCGCCAAAACACTTCTCGACCGTCTTGGAATCGAGCCATGCCATAGAACTGTTCTGTTTGATGCAGGCATATTTCGTTAAAAACTCGGATTTCTTACTTGCCGAGCCATATGCAATCGCGATTTCCTCGATCATATAATCAACGGGAACGGAAACACCCAAATTCGGATTGCTTTTCCGCAACTCGTTGATATCGTTCCATTTCTCGACATCATCAATGATGTATAGAAAAGGCAAGAGCTTTGTCTCCTTGCTCTCGCCTAGAACAAATCGCGTACACCGCTTAACTAATTCGTCATATATTCCATCATTAACATAGCCGGATGTTGTGCAAGACAGAAGGATGCCCTCGGGTCTTGCGCCCATGCCTGACTTCATAACTTCGTATTGTTTCAATCCGGGATCGCCTTGCCATGCTGCAATTTCATCACACACGCAGAGCGATGGATTAAAACCATCAGATTTTTTCGCAGAAAAGGCAATCTTCTTGACCGTGCTGTTTGTCTTTAAGATAGATAAATCCGTTTGTCGATGCTTCGGAAGGTCGGAATCATCAAGAATCTTCTTGTTATGCTGATCGCGGTCAGCGTACTTTTCCTTCATTTTTTGGTACTCGGGGTCAAGAAGTACCATCTGCCATATATTGTTGTAAATGATGTCGGCTTGGTCGAGTTTCGGCGCGATATTAAACACCTTTGCTCCGAAGCCGCCATCTACCATCCACACATACTTTGCAATTGCAGCCGCAATCAATGACTTTCCGTTCTTTCTGCCAATGACAAGCACCGCCTCGCGGAACTGTCGCAAACCCTTGTCATTCACAATGCCAAACAGCGCAGATATAAACGCCTTCTGCCACAGCTCTAACTTTAGCGGCCCCGGCGCAAGCGGCCCTTCTGTATGAAACGCATGCTTTTCTATCCACTCGACCGCATTGTTCGCCTTCTTTTGGTCATAAAAAAAGAGCTTTTCTTCAAGCCCTTTGATTAAATACTCTAATTCAAGCTCCATGTATCGGCCCACAGTTAATGAGCCGTCCTTGGTCTTCTGATAATATTCAAGAATCCAATTCTTTCCGTTCTTCTTTGCCATCTGTCCTCCTATTCCGCATTAATTTGGACGCGCGGAATCCTCTGTGGCTTTAACTGTACCGTCTGCGGAAACTGTATATCTCCGCTGATAGTCGGGATTATTACTATGTATTTCTGCGTGACAATCTTTGCAAAGCAACTGCAAATTGTCGAATGACAGAGTTATATTCGGGTCGCCTATGTTCTGCGGCGTGATATGCGTCAAATGATGCACCGTGTCGCCCGGAACTAGCAATCCGCGTTTTCTGCATCGTTCACAAAGACCGCCTTGGGAACGAAAGTAAGCCTCACGGCATTTCTGCCATGTTTTGCTCTTATAAAAATGCTCGGCGTACTCTTTCATGCTGTTACTCCTTTTTTCAACTACAAAGCCCCGGAGAGAATCCCCGAGGCCTTTAGGAGGACATCATATCCCTTCGACATATGAAGTCAGCATCTCGATGTGCGTCCAACACCTTTGATACCATCATACATTCTAGCATACATGTTTACTCTAATTCACTCTAATTATCTCTAATTCTGTCGAAAAAGTCGGTTTTTCCACATTTTATCCACGATATCTCTCGCAATGCGTGGAAAAAGAG